CGAGTGGAGCATTTAATGGCACATAGGTATGTGTCATTAGAAGTATCTCCTATCTCCATTAAAGTAATTAGGATCTGCTGTCCAGTTTTCTTCCAGTTTAGTCGTTGGACCTTGTGGAGCATCTTGAAACAGGTCATACCAGTTACTTAACTCTTGCGCTTTACGCCATTCTTCATCACAACGCATTTTAGCGAAATCATAGTTTTGTTTGTCTACTTCGTTCATGTTACTAACGTCAGTAACTAAACTTTCATAGAACACTAAGATTGCGCCAAATGTATCAAGTCTAATTAATGTCTGGTCATTCTTAATCAATAGATTAGGATTGAAACTAGAAATCAATTGTCCATTAGGCAGATTCGTATAATAGTAAGCACCAATCACAGTGTCGCAGTAATTCTGCCACCAACCAAACTCCATTTTGTAAAGCCATTCCTGACTTCCTACTTTGAAATAAGGTCCCCAATCAACATTGAGAGCAGCCGCACGGCGTTCTGCCGCAGGATCATAAAACTGAATGTCTGCTACTGTTGCATTTGAGATTCTTTGATATGGTACGCTCATATTATATTCCTAGACAATGAGAGAGTATGTTTCCATACTCTCTCTGTTTCAAATTAGTCCTGATAGATGTTAATAGCGCCGCCTCTGCGACCGTCACCTACGCCAGAACCGAAGTATCCAACGCCAGTTAACCACATCTGTAGACCGCCTGGAGTTTCACCAGTCTTAATCTGTAGACCTTCCTTCATAACAGTGAACAATGCACTGTCACCGAAGTAAGCACCGACCAAGCAATTGCTTGCTGACTGCTGACCTAAGAATACACGTGTTGTTGGCTGTAAGAATGTAGTGAACATAATCATGCAACCATAAACTGATTCGATACGACCAGTTGATAGCAATTCGTTACCGAGTGCTGACAAGTTGCTTCCGCCTGCTTGTGATACAGCGCCACCAGTTAACTCACCTAATAGACGAGTTAATGAAGAACCTGAACCACCAGGTGAACCTACTACTGCTTCTGCAACATAACCATTTGAGTCAAGAACGATGACTGGAGCACCAGGCATACGAGCGACTTTGAAGTTCTGCTTAACTAAGCGAACTAGGTCAAGAACTTCACTTGTGGTGAAGCCAGTTGTCCAACCTGCTGTGTTAGAAGGTAGACCTGCAGCCATCAATTCCATAGCACCAAGTGCGCTTACACGGTCGAAGCCGTCAGCACTTGTTGGATAGAATGTGTTGCCTGGTGTTGCCTTGAATGACAAGAAGGCTGCTGTTACACGCTGGTCAACTTTTTCAGCGAATGAATCACCGAGTTCTGCACCGAGAGTTGCTGCCAACTGGAAACTTGTGGTCCAGCCGTAGAAAATATCGAATGCAGTTGTTGCGACTGCTGGTGTAGCAGTGATAGAACCTTGACCGAGTGATGGGTTCTGTACGTTTGCGTTACCTGTGCCCCATGTACCAGCATTACCTACAGGAGTGTAGTCCTGATAAGTGATTGGTGCGAACTGTGGAACTAAGTATTCGTTACCCTGTGTAGGTGTAACAACGTTGGTCATGTTTACAAGACCATTTGATTCGTGCATTGCACGTAGTGCGAAACCGGCGATTGCTGTTGTGAAGCCATCTGCTTCATTATTACCGCCACCTAAGACGTATGCCATGTTATTTCTCCTTTAATTGGCAATTATATGATTTTGCGACTTGATGTTGATGCAGTTGCAGTTACGCCCATGCCCTTAAGGCCAACACGTTTACCTAATCCGTTGCGATTTGCCCATGCGTTAAATGCCGCTGGATCACGACTGTAATCAGGAATCGCATCATCTTGTGCGCCTGCGAACTGACCCATACCAGGTCTTAAGCCCGAACCACCAGTACTAGTATTTTGCTTGAGCAACTTTGGATTGCCTTGTGCAACTTCATTTACTAGACCAGCGATTGTTAGAGGAGAACCATCCATACCATAACGTTCTTGTCCCTTGCTGTTGACTATCACGTAAGTACCATCATCATTCCATTGAATGTTGGACTTAACTTTATTAAGTGCATAATCTACTAGGTCAGGATCGAATCTGTCTGACATGGCTCGCTGAATATCGCCGTCCAATTCCTTCTCACGTAGTGCTTGGTCTTTACGAGCCAAGTCTGATTGAAGTCTTTGGAACTGCTCATGCAAGTCATTGGTCGTGACACGATTTGAACGTTGCTGATTTTGAGGTTCTACTGGCTGTGCGTTGCCACCGTTTGTTGTTTGAGCGCCCACTCTGGCCATGTATCCAATTGCATCTTCAACGCTTTGGAACTGAACTCCACTTGCGTTACTTAATGCAGCCAATACTGACTGAGTTGTGCTTTTACGAATAGCACCTGGATTAACGTTTTGCTCATTGCTGTCATCACTTTCGTGATCCTGCGCAACACCAGTGGCTGTATCGTTGCCAACGAAGTTTTGTTTAATATCCATTGTTAAATTTTTCCTTAGTTATAACGTAACTACCGAAGTAATTGTTGTAATGTATTTATTCGGGATAGAATAAATCATAACATTATCTGCCCGTATTGAGACCAGTTAATTGCACTGCAACTGCTTGCTGTGGATAGTAACTGATTCCAGTATTCTGAATTGGTGTACCTGGACCTCCTAAAATGGTAGAACTTGTACCATCGCCCTCATACCCCTCTTCGTTTTCTTTTTCATATTCCATCTCATTTTCTTCATCGCCCTCTTCCCCATGTTCGTCATGATTTGGAATCATGCTTGGGTCTAGGTCACGACTCAATACCTGTGTATTAGTATCAGTCATAAGTTTCTTGAGTTTTGGATCTTGAATTGTATCAATGTAGACTTGCTCATACTCTGGAATCTGTTCTGCTGGAGCAAGCATACCAATGATTTCTTTGCTGATTAATGCATTGATTGTTGGATCGTCTTGTACCAATGTCTTTGCTTCTTTAATCAATGCCATTCTGTAATTTGTGTCATGTGCTTCATAGTCTGTGTTGTAAACTACTTCACCTGCCCAACGCATACCCATGAAACGTGCGGCATATGTGAAAATCAACTCTTCTGTGACTTCCATCAATCGTGCTTTTGCTTTTGCTAGTCTATGTAATGTTTTACGTTCTTCAATGATTGCGATACCTGATGCAATCTGATTCTTTGTGTTGCGTAGTCCACCAAGACCTGTCAATGTTTCGATTTGGTCTAGTATTGCGTCTTGTTTTCTGATAATCATGTCAACATCGCCTGTATCAACAGGAATCGCTTCGACTTGACCTTCGCTTGCACGTACAATAGCGCCTGCGTGTACAGGAATCTGAATGCCTTTGTCAGCACGAATCAATGTGTGTGCGAATTGTAGTGCTGAATATGCTTCGCACTCTAATTTATAGTGTTCACGCTGTGCATCTGTTGCCGCATCAATGTCACTCACGCCAAATTCGATTGAACGTGGGTCTCTGCGACCATAACTGATGAACACAGGAATGCTCATGCCTAATGGAAACACACCTTCGCCAGTTACTTCTGCTGCCTGCTCTAGTTTTTCACTATTGCTACCCTTCTCAACTTCATAACTACGCCAGTAACTAGGACTTGTTGCTGTACCTAAGTGATAACACTTCAAGTAATAGCAATCCTTATCTTCCATCTCTTTAATTTTTACATATTTTAGTATAGGTCTTCCACCGTACCAATCAAATTCCCAGTCCCATACGTCTAATGGACTGATACCTACTACATAAGGTCTACCTAAGTTGCCATTTTGTGCTTGGGGCATATCGACTGCTACCCACGCATGGCCGAAAATGCTGGTCAAATCGCCGATACTTTCCATGAAACTAGTGATTGTTCTATTGTTTAAGTCAGCATCTAGTGTAAAGAGGTCTGCCCACTCAGTATTTTTAGGATCGATATACGCTCCTGCAGGTGTGCAGAACTGGATATTTCGTTTTACGCCTGGTTCGAACAATACGTCATTGATAGTATCGACAATATAACGGCAGATTGGCTGTGCGACTGTGTTATTGATTAAATCAATCCATAAATTGCTATCTTCGCTAGGTCTTTTCTTGCGAACATACTGTTTAAAAGTGTATCCTCCTAAGTATGCGTATTGGTATGACAACATCTGGTCATACAATGCTTCATAGATTGGATTTCTTTGTAATAATTCTGAATTCTTCATAGATTGTGTTCTCTTTTATTGAACTGAGGTAGATATTGTATTTATACTGTTTGGTTTATGTTTACACTTATCGTTATGGTGTCTACCAATAGTGTTAACAGGCAACGTAACATTACAATATTTGCAAGTACCTAACGGCTGTTTTTTCCCTAATCGATGCATACTACTAGTATGTCTATTCTTACGCATCTTGTCATCCATATTATCTTTCATTGTACCCAACCATAAATGACTAGGGTTGACGCATTTAGGGTTATCACATGTATGACAGACACACATGTACTTAGGTATAGTTTTGTTGTTGTATATTTCGTAACTCACACGATGCGCAGTGCGCATCTTATCTCCGTCACGAAACATACCATATCCAATATTGTTCTTGCCACCTATCCAATCATAACAACCTGTAGTATGATTATGTTCATAGAGTGTCTCGAAACGTTCACGCTTTGACCAATTACGTTTTCCTTTAGGCATACATCACCATGTCATGTAATCTTTTTCTTCACTGCCATTCATGATTTCTTCCCATGTAGGACCACCTGGATACAATGGACTTACTGGCATATGTTCTACGCCTGGCGTGTTCATACGCTGATATCTACTATCCATGCCAACATACTCTGGTAAGTTCAAACCATCATGAGTGATTGGGAACAAGTAATGAATACCATAACGCACACAGTCACCCAATCCATCGATGTGAGCATATTTCTGCTCAGTGTATTTGACAAGTTTTTTTCTACTACCATCTTCATAATGATAAGTGCTTAGTGCCTCGAGGAGTAAATTGTCGTCAGGTCTTACCCATAAGCCACCCCTATTAATGAAACTATTGCTAGTATTGTCGGTGTCTGCAATCAGTGGATTAGATTTACGATTGTTCACGATTGTAAAACCATACTTCTCTAATATGATCCTATCAGTTGTACCAAAAGGACTTGTGGTATCACGATTTAATTGTGTACCACTCATATCGATAATGCTGTTGATTCTACGTTTGGGAAAGTCAACACGAATTGCTCTTGCGATATCTTCAGTGCTTGCATCATTCAATGCATAA